TGTGGCTCCGGTTGCACCAGTGCCGCCTGTGCCACCTGTTCCACCTGTGGCTCCTACGGGTCCAGTTGGCCCTGTGGGACCAGTTGCGCCCGGGGTTAGGGAAATATGCTGGATATTGTAGTCAACGCCTGAGAGACGATCTGTGACCGTATTGTAAGTACCTGACGGGTTGATTCCAAGCTCGGTCTCAATAGCATTGATGGCATCGTTGGCATTTGCGTGTTGAGCGTGGTGTGGAACTGTTGCTGAGTCAAGGGTATCCGTTGCCTGTGGATCGACGAATGAATCGAATCCGTTAGGGTACGAAGTTGTCACATTGACTCCTTAGATGTAGGGGCAACAGAGCAGTGGCGTCAGGGGGGAACGTCTTACTCTGTTGCTTTGTTCTTGATCGCGAATTCGCGAAATGGTGTGTGGTGTCTTTCGTCTAGCCAGAAATCTTTTTTGTGAGCCAAGATCGCTCCCGTATGACAGTGCAATGGTATCTCAAGCGAAGCCAAGCGCTTGGAAAACAACAGATCCTCGCCAAACCATCGACCGCCGATCGGTCCATCCATGAACCATGCCCAATCTTTGCCTTGGTTCTCGGTGGTCTTCGATTGAATCTCGAGAAGCACCTTGCGGTGGATCAGTAGACATCCGGTTCCGCTGGCATCGATCCTAATAATCTCGTCAATAGGGTAATCGTCTAGAGGAACCAAGCCACGACCTTCGATGTCGTGATAAATCGTTGGCACTGGGCGAAGCATATCGTCGTCGTCAAAGAAAGCCGCAAAGACAAGAGCTGAAACCACCGGACGCTTCTCAGCATCAGCAGTCAGGATCAGTTTGTCGAAATTTTCAAGTGTGAGCCGTTCGTCAGCATCCATCATCAAGAGCCAAGGAGCGTCAGTCTGCTCGAGAAAGTTCTTGATCAAGAGGTTGCGAGATCGGGCAATGAGTCCAGAGTTGGAGACCTGAACATAAGAGTCGAAGCGGTCAAAGCGTTGACGGGCGATGTGGATCAGATCGATCGCCAGTTGAGCGTTGATCTTGCCGTCGTTGATTGTGCCGATGCAGACTTTGTCTTTGAGTTTCATCGAGTTTCAGCCTTTGGTGTAGCGACTGCGCGTTCCTTGCGCTCGAAGTCCAGTTCGTGAATCAAATCGTCGAGCTTCTCGATGCCTTTGTTTTGGATGATCTCGCGTGCGGATTTGAGACCTTCCAAGAATAATGATGTGTCCATATTTCCCCCGTTTGCAAACGATGTGCGCTTTCAGCGCTGACACAACTATATCCGAACGAATACAGAAGTGTCAGCGCCGTCAGCTAGGCCGCTTTAGAAGCCTGAAGGTGCGATTGCGCCTGTTCCACTGACTGTTGTGACAGCCTTTGCGAAACGGTGTGCGAGAGCTGCATATCCATAGACTTGGAAACGAACGGTGAGGTTCGCTGACAATACATCTGGGAGTACGCGAGTCTTAACGCCTGACTCGAAGAGGTAAGAATCTGAGAACTTACCGATGAGGACAGGAGCTTGGTTTGTGCCAGCGCCATAAGTGAGTGGCATTGTTGCGTCAACATAGACAGGAACGCCATGAATTGTTCCAACGAGTCCCTTAGAAGCGCCAGGAGCGTCAACAACACCAGAAGCGTTGAATGGGCCGGCAGCCTTAGGAACGATCAATGGACGTGAAGCGCTGTCTGTCTGTGAAGACAACCAGTACCAAGTTGACGGAGCCATAACGATGGCCTCGACATCCTTGTAACGGTTACGGACAACTTGGCTGATACCAGCAGCGAAAGCCTTGAGGCCACCGACAGCTGATGGAGTTGTTTCAGTCCATGTTGTTGGGATTCCGTTTGTTGTGTCTGCACCAAGGTTGATGAAGCCACGAAGTGTGCCTGATGTTCCGTCACCGTTGCCAAGGACAGCAGTGTTGAGCTGTAGAGCATAGTCAGCCATCAAGTCGCCGAAGACCATACGATCAAGGCCACCTGAGAGTGGAGACATTTCTACCAGCTGAATTGATACATTCTCGTAACCTGAGATTGTACGAACTGGCGCTGTAACTGTTGAAGTCACGAGGTCGCGGATTGTTGTTGCAGAGTTGTCTGGGTTCTGGAACGCAGTCTTAGAACCGAGAGTGATCGCTGGGATGTTGATGCTGTCTGTACCCATTGGCAGAGCCATCTTGGTAGCGAGGTCAGCAGTAACGCGAGCCGCACGTGCGAACTCAGCGTATTCATTGATCAACCAGATTGGTGGAACGAAATCTCCACCAGTGCCGTTTGTTAGGCCGATGTCACGAGTTTCGATCGCAACTTCCTGTTGGTGGCGTTGCAAACGTGACCAAGAATCTTGGTCATTGCGGAGCTGAGCGCCGATCATGTCACGCACGAATGAGTTTTCGCCATGCTTGTCGTATGTCATCGCTTCGCGAGTAACTGTTGCTGAACCAAAGACCTGAACCTTTGACTCCTTGCGTGATTCTGCGATTGCAGCAGTGCGAGCTTCTACAGCTTCCTGCTTTGCAATGCGCTCATCAAGTGAAGCAACCTCATCTTGCTTTGCTTCAGCTGATGCGAGAGCTTCTGCGTCAACGTTTTCTGCTGCAATGGTTGATTCAACCTCGGCAACAAGAGCGTCGCGCTGCTCCTTGAGCTTTGCTGATAGAGTCATTTTGACCCTTTCTTGTGAGTGGGATAAATGACCGTCGGGGCTGATGCGCCGAGGGTTAACCCTTACGCTTTTGGCGTAGGGAATACTGGTTAAAGCGGAGAGCGAGTTTGCGCTTGGCCAACTCAAGGTCTTCCGTTTCCTGTGCGCTGCGAGCGCCGAGTGATGTCGAGTTGTACGCTGGCCATGTCACTGCTGAAACCTCATAAAGATCGAGGTCGGTCAGCGTGCGAAGGCCGTTCTCCTTTGTCTGTCCATCTGGACCAACTGAGAAAGCGAATGACATCTTGTTGACATCTCCGCGCTCGATGGCAGAAGCCAATTCAGCGGCGCGAGGATTCTTCATGTCGAGATCCGCTTCCATCTTCAGGCCATGTTGGTCTTCTGAAAGACGCAGGGTTCCTGACTGGGTAGAAGCGAGGGGAAGTTGATCGGTGTCGTGATTGACCAACAAGAAAACTGGGTTGTCAGTTGAAAGCGATCGGCTAAATGCTCCCGGTGCGATGACTTCGCGGAAGTTGAGTCCTGTTGCTTCTTGGTTGAAGGTTGCGGCATAACCAGCGATCTTGAAGTTCTCATCAACGGTTCCGACTGCACGGATCTCTGCTTCCATTGTGATGCGTTCTGCATTGCGAATCATTGTCTTGCGTTCTTCGATCATAGGTTGATCAGCCTTTCGAGGGGATGGAAGTGGCTTGATGATTGTCAAGTAGTTTGAGCGATGCACATTGACAGTGTCGCTTGCGATCCAGCCGTTTCCTTGTTCCTTATAAACGCGAACATGGAAAACTGGGTTGTCATCTGTTGCTTCCATTGTGTAACCTTCTGTGGAAGCCGCCGAACCCCTAGAAGTGACCTTCTCAACGCGACCGCGTGAGCGACCTGTTGAAGTTGGCCATGAGACGTATGTACCTTCGCCGATGCGAGCTGCTGAAGCGCGATCCTCAAATGGTGGTTTGATTTCTTCGTCTGAGAACTTTTCAGCCATCTTTGCATAATAGGCCGAAACCTTATCCTTGACAGCGTCTTGATCTGCTTCTGGAATATCTACTCCACCGCGAGCGCCTTGAAGAACTGCGGCAACTGCAAAGATAGCGCGAGGAATAGCAGTCAACTCGCCATCGACGATGTCGGCGAATTGGAGCTTGTAACTTCCCAACTTGTCTTTGGCTGACTCATCAACATAGAAGAACGCTTTGGCGTACTTGTCCCAGTCGATTGAATCGCCGGACGTTGCCCACTCCTGGACTCGCTTGTCTGCTTCTGATGCGCTCCATGCTTTGTCGCGAGCTGCAAGTGGAAGATCCTCAGAGCCAATCGCCGAACGATCATCTTCGAGCATCTTCACTGCTGCATCTGCGTCTTCTGTTGGTGAGTAATCTTCTGGCTTAGCTGATGAATTTTCCTCATCGGTTTCATCGTCTGGATCTGTAAGACCAAGGGCATCGATGACAGGATCGAGAGCAAGGTCAGCGGCGCAGATCAAGTAATAAGCCTGAGCGATGATTGGATCTTGATCCATGATCGTCTTGAGTAGTTCTTGGGCTGCATCGATTGATGCGTCTGCCGCCATGACGCCGTTGAGAGCGTCGCCGTCGCGTTGTTCTTTCATTGAAGCATCTCCGTTGCTTAGGATTGCGGATCGAGCAATGAGTTGGTCGTGAATCTTGGAACTCCAAGTAAAACCCGGATCTCCACCCCATGCTGACCACGCAACTCGACCGGGAGACGGGAAGCCATCTTCTCCGGAGTTGAAACCTTCTGCCTTCTTGTCAACTTCATGTCGTTGAAAAAATGAATACATCCTCATAATTGTTTGAGCAGATACAGGATGACCAGCAGCAAGATCCGATGCGCGTTTGCGTCCTACGTCAGTGAAACCGTCCCCTGCTTTTCCGTCGGATATCCATTTCAAGGCTTTTGTCGCTTCATCTTGAACTGGCTTTGGTGGACGGTATGTATCGGCCATTACTCGATCACACCCATGATCGGTGCTTGGATATCACCGTCGGTTCCGAGGTTAGGCATATCCCCACCTGCTGTGATGTTACCTGCAAGGCCTTGGTTAAAGACATCTCCGCCTTCGTAAGTCTCATAACCTTCCATGACGCGAACTTCGTTTGGAGTACGAGCGCCCATTGCGATGTGCATTGCGTTGACCTTAGCGCGTGAGAGCGCGTCGGAACGAAGAAGATGAGAAGTATCGAAGACAACATCTGTGCCTTCTGGGAATAGTTGTGAAAGACCAACCTCAAGTCGGCGAAGCCAAGGCATGATGGTGTGGGTCAAGAAGTTGATCGAAGCCTGTTCGACGTTCTGATAGGTCTGATTGTCGCCAGAAGCCAAGATCAAGTGTGACGGAATTCTAAAAACGCGAGCGATATCGCGGATCAACTGCTCACGAGTTTCGATCATCTGCTGATCTGCTGCTGAAGTTGTGATTGGCTTCCACTTGAGTCCATCGGAAAGCACTGATGGCAAACGATGGCGAGTGTGGGTTGCCTTAAAGGTATCGCGCAGGACTGCGGCTTGTTCGCGAGTCAACTTCTGATCTGTTTCAAGAACGGATGATGGNGTTGCGCCTTCNCCGTAGAACTGACCGATGTGGCGATCCATCGCCATTGCGATTCCGATCAAGTTGCGATTCTGGATCATTGGTGAAACACCGACCAAAGATTGTGGTGGTGTGATCCAGCGAAGGTGCATGATTTCGTCGGCTGAGATTTCGTTGCCGAGGTGAAGATACTTGCGGCCGATCTGATCGCCAGTTGGTAGCACCTGCATCTGGTAAGGATGGAGTGGGACTAGGCCGATCATGTTTCCGCGCTTGTCCACGTCTTTGTGGATGTAGGCGTTGCCATGCAAGGAAAGTGAAAACATGATTTGGTGGATCAACTCAAACATATTGGATTCAGGATCCGGGTTCATCAACACATCTGGCAGACCGACAGAGACGCGCTTGCCGTTGACTACCTTGAAAGCACGAAGCGGCAGCGATGCAACTGTGTCAGCAAGAAGCGAGACGCAACCGAGGACTGCCGAGATTCCTAGCGCCGACCATTCATCGATGCGCTCGCCAGCAGCCGAAGTGATATTGGTTTGTCCATAGAGTTGAGACAGCGGGGCGACGTAGTTATTGAATTGAGGGTAACGCCCGGTGATGCCACGCGTGAAGATACTCATTCAGAACCTACCGATGCTAGAAATGAAAGTGCAAGAACTCCGATTCCCCCTGCAATGAGACCAGCGCCGACACCTGCGACAACTGCAATTCCGGCGACGATTAAACCTGCACCGAAGATTTCAGCTGTTGAAGTGATCAACGTCAAAGACGGACGGAACTTCGCCATATTTGGTTTCTCCCATTGTTGAAAGGTTAAAAGCGGCTGGAAGGAAGTCACCCTGTCCATGCCACCAGACTGCCCGTTCTAAGGCCATGACTGATGCTACAGCCAAGTCAATGCGTCGAGTAGATCCGCGCTTTTCTTTGGCCAACCTCGAACCGCGTTGGTCCACTCTGAGGGTTGCATTGCCGATGTGACGGTTTAGCTTTGGATCGCCATTGTGTGTGAGTTGATGATTGACGACTGCCTCGTAGAAGCGGGTCGTCGCTGGTGTCATGCGACTTGCTGTTTGCGGGAAGGTAACAATCGGCAGACCTTCATCCTCAAGGACTTGGAAGGTTCGCGCCCACCGGTACGGGTCGCAAGCAATTTCGACGACATCGTATTTCTTGCAAGCGTTTCGGATAGCTTCTTCGACTTCCAGAATTGGAACTTGCCAATCTGCTCCGGCTTCTTCCGGCTTTTCCCAAGTGTGAAGCGGGACGATGTGCGGGACTTCTTCGCAAGTGACCGCGACGATAACGGTACAGTCACCGTTGAACGAGCCGTCAAAACCGATGACGATCTTTTCTTGGTCTTCAAGTTCTTGCGAGGAATAGCAGGATTCCCACGCTCCATGAGGTAGCCACGCGTCGGATGTCGAAGTCCAGATGTTGAGCCGTTTAGTCTTGAATTCTGCTTCCGGAGTTCTAAGGACAGCGCTTGCAAAGTCGTCTTTGGCAACAATGTCACCAAAACCCGGATTCGCAGATTCCCATGAACTCGCATCTCGATAATCAAGTGATGGATCTGATTCCCACCATGCGAAATAAAAACTCGGATCAACAACCTCACCGCTGGCCACCCTTTTGCCGTATTCGTAAAGTTGATAACATAATGAATCTCTGCCGCTTGGGTCGACTTTGACTCCGGCAGTTGTAATCGCTACCAGTAGCGGCTCACGACGTGCGCCCATTGCGAGGGACATAACATCGAACAGCTCGCGATTAGGTTGTGCGTGTAATTCATCGAAGGCCACGAATGTTGGCGACAGGCCTTCTTTGGTAAATGCTTCGGCAGAGAGCGCCCGATAGACCGATCCGGTCTTTGGGTTGTAGATGGCGTCCCGATATACATCGAGAATTTCTGAAAGTTCAGGCTGCATCTCCACCATGCGCTTGGCAGTACCAAACACAATTTTCGCTTGTTCCTTTTCAGCAGCGCACGAATAAGTTTCGCCGCCGTTGGGACCTAGGACAAGGTGTTCCAACGCAAGTGCTGACAACCACGCCGACTTTCCATTCTTGCGGGGAAGGCCGATCAGAGCTGTCTTATGTTTCAATGTTCCGTCAGGCTTCTCGACGAATAAACTTCGAGTCAGTTCCTTCTGCCAACCACGAAACACAAGTGGTTCTCCGGCAGCACCAGCGACAGAGTCTTTGGTGATTGAGCAAAGTGCTTCGCTGAAATCGATGATGTCATCACCACGCGACTTCTTGAGCTGCGCTGGCGTTAATGGTGAGATGTAACGCGGCGGCCAACCCTTGATCCCCTGTTTTGCCACTATTTCCGACTCTCTCGTTTCGCGAGAAGTTTGTCGATGGCGCTGACGCGCTGGACTTCCGCGACTCCGAGCCTAGACCGCGAGACCGGGTCGAAGCCGAGGGACGCGAGGGAATCTGTGAACGCTTTGTTGACTGCGACATAGGCGCGAGCGTCTGCAGCTTCTAAGGTCGCCATGTATTTGGTCCGGGCTGCTGCTACGACGTCGGCAAGTTTGGCGGCGTTTTCGATCGCGTCACGATCGGACTGCGGGGATATCCAAGTGATCGCATGATCCCAAGCGCGATTCCATAGATCGATGCCGTCCTTGCCAAGCATTGCTGGTGGCTCGGGCGTGTTGTCTGCCATTGGTAGAACTGAGACAACGGAAAGTTCGGGGAGTTGTCTTCCCCCGGTGTCGCGTCCGGCTGATCGTCCTGTGGAACGTTTGATCTCGACTGGCTTTGGTGGTCTTCCCATATCAAAATCTTATCCTAGTTTCAGATTTGCTCATTTTGAGCGTGTGTGTAAATGAC